GACGGACTTGGCGGAAACGGACTTGGTCGAAGACATGAGATAACTCCTGCGCATGATGCGCGTTCGTGGTGATTATCCTGCCACGCGGCGGGACACTTACTCCCAGGGAGTGGCCGGCGGGAGTTCACCCAATTTCACACGGCCAAATTATATATGAGCACTTTTGTGTTGTGGTGACGCTTTTAAAAAGCTGGAACCGTCACCTGTGAATCAGGACTTTGCCCAGCTTTTGCCATTTCGTATATTGCGTATTGTTGTTATGCTGACGCTGAATCTATCTGCTATTATTCCATCTACAAACCCAAGCTCAATCATTTTTCTGATTTCATCAACGTCTGCTTGTTTTAATTTGCTGAAGCGTGAATTTTCTCCTGATATTCGGCTTAAATCCCTGTTTTCGCTCTGTTCGGCTTTTGTGGCATATCTTAAATTTGAAACGGTGTTGTTTGTTCGCACACGATCAATATGATCCACAGTCATTTCATCTGGGCATTCACCCACAAAGACTTCCATCACTAGTCTATGGACAAAAATTTTTTCTGATCCAGTTCCCAGGGGTTTTCTTATAACAACAAATGCATACCCATCGCCATCTATGAATGGTTCTATTTGTCTTGGGGGCTTTGAGTAAACTCTGCCACGATTAAAAACAGGACGGGCGCGCTCCCGCACCCGCCCCTCGCTGCTGACCTCGTAGTTAGGATTACGTGCCAGAGCCTTCCATGTTTCCATACATTAGTATAGGATTATTAAATTATTTAAACTGACTGACCAGCATCACGAATCATTCTTTCAATATCAGACTGTTGTAAGCCACCAGATATTCCAAGAGTTGCGGCAACAGCTAGAACAGCGGCAGCAACAGCTGGTATAGCTGGAGCGCCAAGTCCACCAGTTCCATAAACAAGAGCGGCAGCAACAGCAATGATTGCGGCAATTGTTATTGTTTGGCCTGGATGTTGCAATACCCAGCCAACTAAACCATCAACAATTTTCTTTACTGCTGATGCTGAATCACCCATTACGCTGATTGTTATTGAAAGCAGTGAAGAGATTTGCTTCATCATGCCAACTGTATTTTCAAAAATTTGTTTAGCGGTTTCTTCTGTGAACTGATCAAGGCTACCGCACATTTCCTTTATAAAATAATCAAAGGCGTTTTTATCAGACTTATATTGCTTATAAAGATTAAGTATGAATTTTGTGGCTGAATCTATTGGAATTCCAGAGAAGCATATTGAGCAAATTCCTCTTATAACACCCTCTAAAAACATCGGAATATTTCCGAAATCGTCCATCATCTTTGAGATTGGTTCAAATAAAATTGACAAAAAAGTCGGATGGCAGAGTAGTTCCCAAAAGTTTTTGTATGTAAGCGCTTGTTTTAAACCGCTTCTGCTCCAAACCCCTTTGAACAAATCAATCATTCTTTTGATCAATTCTTTTACGCTCATCATAACAAATCCATCTTCTGGACCAATCGGATTTGGGCCTATTGCAATATCAGATTTTGTTGTTTGACAAGACTTAAAAGCGGCAATCGCAGCATCATAGTCTTTTGCTTCTCGTATTTTAATTATGCAAGGGGCAACTTTAATAGCTGTGTTATTAAGACTTGTGACAATTACTTTCTTGAAATTATCTGGCATTTCATTTTTCCTGTTCAGAAGCAAGCTTATTCATCATGTCAACAAATGAATTTGCCATCTTGCTCTTTTTACGAACGAGTTTTAAATATATTGAGCGCGCTCTAGACTGAAGGGCTTTCTTTTGTGCATCTGACAGGAAAAAAGCCTGTGGAATTCTGGCAATAGCATTAAGAATATGCGCTCTGTCTATTTCACCATTTTCGTTTTTATATGGAAAATGTCTGAGTGATCGTGGCTTGGTTTTTCCTTCGCCATCTTTTTTACCACCTGGTTGAATGTACAAAAAAGCACTATCCGGAAGATTGTTTTTAAATTTTGTTGACCAGTCTGCGCCAGTTGATGAATTTTCCATGTTTATTTATACACCTTCTGGTATTTTTTTATCACTTATATACTTAGTAAGCTCTTCCACACTTAATGTTACTGTTATTCCAAGAATTCTAGCAGCCCAAACAAGACCAGCAGCAGCTTCAGGAGCAGCCAAACCACCAGAAGCTATAGTTAGAGCTATTGCAATAGCAATCAAGATACCAAGAGTTACCGTTCCAGGATTTTTTTGCATCCATTCACCAACTCCTTGAATAATTGCCAATCCAGCACTTACAGTTTTTGACATAGAATCAAGAACAACTCCACCAGTCCCAATTAGATAATTTGAAACATCATCCCATAGTTGTTGAAAAGTTTCTTCTTGATCACCCAAAAACCCAGGCATTATATTTTCCATTAATTTAAATGTGCTAAATGTTTTGCATAAATCTAAAACTAATTTATTTCCACCTGTTTCAATTAATTTTTTTCCAAATCGCACTAGACTTTCTGTATCAAAACCTTTAGGTAAAAGATTTAAGTCAGTCATTACTTCTTTTAAAACAATGCCAATTACTGTGCCAAGCTCATTAATCATTCTTACGAAAGCGCCAGACCAATAATCAAATAAACGCCAGTCCATCATTGTTGTTATTTTGGAAATAGAATCCCATAATGGCAATGCACACATAACTCGTAAAAATCTTTCCCAGGGAGGAAGGGTAAAATAACGATTAGATAAAGGAGCCAAAGCCTGTCTTAAAAGATCAGTTAATTTTGATCTAAGTTCATGTGACAATTCAACAAATAATCTGAACCAGCCCTCGTCTAAAGCGGCTGTTGTTCTTGTTGTTCTTGTTGAATTTAAATAATCTAGCATGCACTGATATAAAGCTTTGAATGCGCCCTCAACTGTTGTTGCAGAAGATATTTTTTTCGAGCATGGATTTATATCATGAGTTTTTTCTGGAGTAGAGACATCCGACTCATATACAGAACCACTGTAATTTAACGCTTTTATTATTGATTTTGTTTTATTGTTATACATTGTAAAATTAAACCCCATTGTTTTTCAAAGCTTCTTCTACCTTTGACTGATTCCATCCAGATGTATCTATTCCAAGAGCGGCAGCAATTGCCAGCAAAGCCACAGCAACAGCTGGTGTTGCAGTTCCAAGACTTCCAATTTCAACAGTAGCTGCAATAGCTATTAGTGCAGCAAAAGTAAGTGTTGTGCCAGGATGGCTTGACATCCATGCAAGCGCTGAATTTAAAACCTTCAATGACCAATATGTCACATTTCCAATTACCTCAAAAGTTACACCAGCCATTGTTGATAGCTTGCCCCAAATATCTCTAATTAATTGATCCGCTTTATCTTTTACTGCTCCAGAGTCTAGACTTTCATAAAGTTGCTCTGCAATATTGTTCATTTTATCACATAGTTTACCTATTGGTGTTTCTAAACCTTGATTAAGTATTGGCCCTGAAGATAATGCTGTCAGTTCTTTCTCAAACAAAGAATTCAACATTTCAATTGTTAATCCTGGTGGCAAAATACCCCCTGTTCCAATTGCTTTAAAAACATTGAAAATTGCACCGGCTATTATTTTTGCGGCATTAGAAATATCTGCTCCCATTAACGCCAAAGTTCTAACGGCTTTTTGACATGCATTTAAAAATTCTTTCATTTCATCAGAACAAAACATAAGATAAAATTTTATCCATGGTCCATACTTTACAAGATTTGTGTTATCATATTTACGCATTACTTTTTCAAGAAGACTATAGTTTACATATTTTGATAAATATTGCGTAAAACGAGCAATCCCAATAACTACAACATCTGTAAAAATTGCTAATGGTCCATCAGAAGCTTTTGAAATCTGAGGCTCATTATTTTTGCAATCAACAAATAAAACTTTGAAAATCTCTTCTGGAGTTGCTGCGTTGCTTAATTTTTGAGCGCATGTATTTACTCCAAACTTTTCATGCTGAATACCAGAGTCTTTTTCATAAGAGTTTCCAGATTGATTTAAAGATTTTATGATCGCTTTGTTAAATTTGTTCATAATAATCACTAATTATACAACTGCAATTATCCTATTCAATTTATTTATTCCTTCTGTGATTATCTCTCTCAATCTATCACAGTTTGGTGGACCAAATTGGCCAATCATTTCTTCATTCAATATTTTTACTTGAGTTTCTTGTATGATTTGCTGTGTTGATTTTTTATCAACAGCATAAGCCTCTCTTGCTTTTCCTGTAAATCCAGGATCATATAAAACAGATAAGTCACCGCAATTTCTAATCAATGCCATAATCTGGTTATAAATTTTTTGTGTTTCCAACATTTGCTCTTCTGGTTTTTTTCTTGATCCACCAGGTGGAGAAGCCAGATTTTTAGCCATTATTTTTAATTTTTCAATTGAGTTCTTTTTCATGCTGATCTCCACGCCCCCTCTATTTCTTGCATTGTTGGCGGATCTTGTCCGCACATTACAAAAATCATTATTATCAATGCCGCTGTTGGTGCTGTAATAGGAGCAGAAAAACCGCCGCTAGCAGCAGTTATTCCAATCGCCGCCAGCAAAGCTAATATTAACAAAGCTCTCACATTAGAACTACCAAGATGAGTTTGCAAAAACTGTCTTGCTGTACTTAACATTGCCGCAACCTTTTGAGCATCATCCGAAATTGTTTGAACAAGAGTATCAAGCTCTGCATTTGTCCATTGAGAAACCTGTCTGCAAAAAGCCTCAATATTTTTTGGACCACCAATTATTAGATCTTTCAAAAATTGTTTCATCTGTGGACTATTTAAAATAGCTTCTTGTGCTCTCCAAAAAGAATTGCTCAATAGCCATCCACCCAATTTTCCAATTAAAAGATCAGCAATTGTCGCTACAAGACTTTCATTAGCCAATACTTGGTTCATTACACCTATTGAAGTAAGAGCGGATAGTATCTCTCTTAAAAATGCGCATAAAAACTCAAACCAGTCTTTCCAGTTCTTTGCTTCTGAACCAGTTCTTATTATTGTTATTGCAATATCAGCAAGTTTTCCAACAATTACGCTTATAACAGCTGGACCAGTTATAGATCCCATTCCTGCCAAGCATGTAGTCGCTATTTTAATAGCCTCATTCATTGTAGATGCTGAATTTATTTCTTTGCATGTTTGAATAGGCTTTGACTCATCCATTGAGATTGGAGTCATCTCTATGCTTGTTTTTTGCGCTTGTTTATTTATAGCGCGAATAAAATGACCATACATGCTCATGAATTTAAATACACATAGACTGTTGGTGTATTAAAAAATATGAGCAATCTAGTAGAGTCAATTAAAAAGCTAAACTACCTAACAAAAGCAGCTTGTGCTTTAAGCGGCTCTGATCCATGGAATGTCGATATTGCTGGTGCAAAAACAATTTATGGAACTGATCCAAACAAAAATCCACTTTTAAGTTCATTTGCAGGAGATCATAACATATTTATTTTTGAAAATAACTTAATTACATGTGGCGTTCCATTTAAATTTAAAAACATATCATATTCAAACAAATACATTGCTCAGCATTTAAAGTGTGGAACAGTTGAAGAATTTACAAGAGGTATAAATGCTTCTCTTAAAGACTCTGGCACAGAAATTGCAAAGGCTTCTATAACTGTTTCAGATGCAGCAGTTATTGGTTCAAGTAATCAAACATGTCCAGCTGGAATATCTGGATGTGGCACTCAAGATTGCGATGTAAGATGCACTGAAATACCAAGAGGCTTTGTAGTTAAAGATATGGCCTGGACAATATCTACAAAAGCCACAAACACATCAAGTAAATATGTTGATGGTTTCTTTAGCAAAATAGTATATCCATCATTCTCTACTCCATGTCAACTTGGTTGCACATCAAGCACAGCTTATTCTGCTGGTCCAAGACCATCAACACAATATATTTGGATCAAAAAATTCTACAATTTACAAGGCACTTTAACAGCAAATAATTTTACTAGAGTTGGTATTGGTGCAGATTTGCAAGGTATGTTTGTTTTTAAACCATGTAAAATTCCAATTGAGATAAATCCAACAATTGAACAGCAGGCATAAAATGAAAAATTCAATTCAAAAACTTAGAGAGGTTATTTTGGCAGTAAGTACTATTCCTACAGCTCTTCCAGATGGCTGCAAAGAAATAAATACTAAATATTCAACATGCCAAAATAAAATAGATGCATGTGCCAATAAAGGAATTATAGAAGTAAACAGTACGCAATGGATGCCAGATCATGGCGGATTCACTCCATTTGAATGGACATTTAAAGATTGTGACGCATCTATATGCAAAGAAGCTTACGATAAAAAAATTGATACAGTTGGTCAAAAAGGATCAACCACAACTAAACAAGACGGCGGTTTTGGTCGTGGCAGAGGTGCAGTAGCTCCAAATGTCATGGTTAATATGATGCCAGATCCTGGTGATAGAAGCAAAGACTGGAACTTCCTGATGAAAAAAGAAACAGAAAAAAGAAGATGCGATGTTAAAACACAGCAATTAAATATGCAATACTCTTTAGCGGTGGCAAAAGAAACTGAACTTTTTAATCTTGGATGTCCACCTTATGTCAAGCAGGCAAGTGATAAACCATTGAACCAAGCCTCTGAAGAAGCAAGAAAGAAAAGATATAATGATGCTTTGAAAAGATTGAACATGGATTACGCAAGCAAAATGGTTTCTCTACAAAAAACACGAGATTGTACTCGGGGTGATTAATTTTTAAAAATTAGTGTATGTTAAAAAAGAAAGACAAACACAATGTCATTAGAAAAATCAATTGAAAAACTCACAAAAGTAATTACTGTCGCAAAGATGGGTTATCAACCAATGGTAAATTCTCCAGAACCAAAACCAATTGGTCTTCCAGATAAAAAAGCAATATGCACAACTGAATATTTTGGAACTTATCCACACGCAAAGCCAATGTGCGTTTGCAGATTTGGTAAAGATTGTATTGTTCAATCTTGGGATGGTCCATGCACATTAAATAATTATGAAACAACTGTTCCAATGAACACTCCATGCCAATAAAGAGTAAATAAAAATAAGAAAAGCCCTCCTTAACAGGAGGGTTATTCTTTTGTGTATTAATAATTGCATGTTTGAATCAATCTCAAAGCTTCGATTTATATTTGGTATGGCTGCTCCAGTTCCAACTGTTTTAAATGTTGAACCATCAGTAATGGAAAATAAGCCACCAAAAATAAAATTACCAAGATATCCAATTCCAGGAAATTTACCGTGTTTTGAATTTAGCGCATATTGGATTAGTCTTTTAGAATTTTGGGAGGCCTATAAGCCTTATAGGTATAGAGATAGTCGTGGATTTTGGACGGTTGGGATTGGAACATTAATAGACACAAAAAAAGTTTCTGAAGCTGAAATAAGAAGAAAACTTGGCTCATATTACACAGCAGTAATGGATGGGATAGAAAGAGATACAGATCCAAATGCATTTAGTCCTGGATCTAGAAATGGCAACTCGCCACTAAAAGGAACTAATCAATCAGCACTTCCACATGATGTAGCTGTTCGATTAGCACAAGAAGATTTAAAAAATAAATACAGAGATCTTATTAGTCTATTTGGTATTGACACGTGGTCAAAATTTCCATATGCAATTCAATGTGTTTTGGCGGCTCTTGCATATCAAACAAACGTTGGAAATTTAACTTCACTTGTACTTGCTCTTAAAGAAAATCCACCAAATTATAAAAAAGCGGCGTCTAGGATGAGATCATTTGATTGGTATAATCAAACTCAACCAGACAGAAGAGATGTTCTTGTTCAAATTATGGAAAGTGGCGGAAAAACAGCGCCTTCAAGAATTGGTGAATTTACAGCGGCAAAACCAGAAACTGCCCTGTTAAGTCCATGTGTTTCAACAGATTCAATAAAACCAAATTTGCCATCTTCATTAGAACCAAATTGGCCATCTACAGTTCCAGAAACAATTATGATGGATTAAGTATACTTTACACTTAAAGATTAGGGTATTTATTTCTTGTTGTTGAAGATCTTGCAATACACCCTCCACCAGTTTTTATATTTGATGATCTTGAGTTTTTACTTATCTTATCATAACTAACTCCAAGTATTGCTGGAGTAGTTCCTGTATAAGTAACTGGATTAAGATCTGTAACAGCAAACTGAAAATAAACAGAGTCAAGTGTTCCAACATCAACAGTATATGTCCATGTTGTTGATGTTGATATATCTGGATTTCCACCACTTGGATATACTTGAGAAATTAAAGTTTGATAAGATCCAGCAGAACCTATTTTATATTTCAAAACATAAAGATATGAAGGTTTAGATGCCAGAGTTGTGCCACATGATCCTGCAACCGTTACTTTTGTTCCATCTCGTGATACCAATGCAATTGTAACGGTTGTTCCACCAGCCATTAGCTTATACCACCATTATTTACAACAGCTTGTCTTAATTCAACACGACCTCTGCCAGAAAGTTTAATCAAACCAAGTCTTCTGCGCATTTCTCTTACTGATTTTAAACTTCTATTTAAAGAAGAGGCTATATCTTGATCTCTCATTTTTCCAGCTTCGGATTTTAAAAATTGTTTGTGTTCCTCACTCCATCTTTCTTTTTTGTCTTGCATTGTGTGCTCCTTTTTATAATACACGTTTACGTACTATAATAGTAAGTGAAAAGGCCACAGAAAGACACAATATCAGTCTTTTTAAAAAAAATACCTGGTATTGGTGATAAAAAAATCACTCATAAAGATGTCGTTGATTTAATTGAAAAAATTGCTGAGACGCACATGAATAAAACATTTGCGTATATGACTCCAGAAGATATAGCATCACAAACAAGACTGATATGCATTCAACAATTAAAATTTTATGAACCGGAAAAAGCTGCTGGTTGGGATGATATAAATTCTTTAGAGAGATGGTTGAATCGTGTAGTTAAGAATAGGTTGAAAAATTATTATCGTGATCATTGTGGCAGTTTAAATGAAACTCATAAAAAAGCCAGGAGATCCCTGAGTGCAAAAGCAAAAAATAAAAATGAAGACTTGGGCGACTCGTTTCATCCAGCCACTTCTAAAAATGAAACAGAGGATACTGTTGTTTTTAATGAGTTTAGAGATTTCGTCGAGGCAAGATTAACAGAAGAGTCTCTTGAAATATATAGAGCTTGCATGTCTGAAGAACCCGTCAATTCGTATTATAAAAACAAGTTGAAGATTGAAATAAATGAAATAATAAAGGAGTGGAGTAATGGCAAGAAGGATTGACGAAGCGGATAAGTTATTCATAGAAAATAACTGTAAATATAAAACAGATAAAGAAATAGCTCAGGCATTGAACTGCTCAATAAAAACAGTTGAAAGATACAGAAAAAGCATTGGAATGCAAAAAAATGCCACAAAAGATCCTGTGGTATTGATAGAACAAAAAAAAGATTTTATAAATAGGGATCTATTTGATTTTCAAGTTCGGTCATTTGAAACAAGCCCAAGAGGGATAAGAATAAAAGAACAACTGCCAAAAAAAGACTGGGCAATATTTTGTGAAGAATGGGCTAACTATAAACTTCAACTTGAAGATTTGACACATACTGAGCAAAATACTGTTGAGCAAATTATTTTTTTAAAGTTAAGAACAGACAAAAATCAAAAAGAATACTATGATGCGGTAAATTTGAGAGATAGACTAATGGAAGAAAATGGAATTTCGGATGTTAAAGATCTTGATTTGACTGACCCGAAGCAAGCCGAAGTCTATCAAAAAATATTCAATGCATCAATTAGAACAACGGATTTAAACAAAGAATACAAAGAACTTCTTGATAAACTAGTAAAGTTAAATGAAACTTTAAATGCAACGAGAAGACAAAGAGAAGAAAAAGGCAAGGTTGGCGGTGATACATTCTTCTCTCTATGCAAGAAGTTTGAATCAACTCAAGTTCGTGAAAAAGAAGGAAGAATGGCAGAGTTGTTAAAAATATCAATGCATAACAATACAAATAATTTAAGAAATGCAGTTGAATTTTTAGATGGAGAACACGCTCCACAATTGTTAGATTCCGAGACAATAAAATTAACAAGAGATCAACAATGAAAACAGCAATAGTAACCGGTTGCCCTGGGCAAGATGCTTCGTACCTATGTGAGCTTCTTTTAGAGAAAGGATATAATGTTTATGGTATCCATAGAAGAAGTTCGACGCCAAAGACTGGTGGCAACATGGATATGTGCCATAGTTATGGGAAATTTACACCAATAAATGTTGACATAACAGATGCGTCTGGAATTTTTTCATTAATATCAGAAATTAAACCAGATGAATATTACAATCTTGCGGCAATGTCACATGTTGGTCAAAGTTTTAAAGAGCCAATGTCATGTTTGAATGTCGATGGTTATGCAGTTGCAATAGCATTAGAGGCAATTAAAACACATTCACCATCAACACGCTTTTATCAAGCATCAACTTCTGAGCTTTTTGGCGGCATTACAGAGATTCAATCTGAGCAGACCCCGTTTGTTCCAAGAAGTCCATATGCAGCAGCAAAACTTTATGCGCATAACATGGTTGACATATACAGAAAATCATATGATATGCATGCATGCTGTGGTATATTATTTAATCATGAAAGCCCAAGAAGAGGGCTTGATTTTGTTACAAGAAAAATAACAAACTCAATTGCTAAGTTTAAGTTAGGAGTTGGTGGTCCAGTCGAACTTGGAAACCTTGATGCAATGAGAGATTGGGGTCACGCAAAAGATTATGTTAGAGCAATGTGGATGATGCTGCAAACAGACACGCCAAAAGATTATGTCGTTGCAACTGGAAAAACAATTTCAATTAGAGATGCTTTACAATATGTGTGTAAAATTGCTGATGTTAACTTTGAAAAAGCATATAAATTAAATTCTTCTCATGTAAGACCTCTTGAAGTAGCTGTGCTAAGAGGTGATTCATCAAAAATTCAATCTGAACTTGGCTGGAAACCAGAGTATGATTGGATGTCTCTTTTGAAAGAAATGTATGAAAGCGATTACGCTAGTGTATTAAAGTCTGGTGGCTCGCAAAAGACTGAGACAACCAAGGCATAGGAGAAGAGATGGCCGATACAGTCCGGAATATTGGGCATTTAGGAAAGAAGTTCTCAAACGAGATAAATTTACGTGCCAGTTTCCCGGCTGCTTGGAAAAGAAAAATCTTGAAGTACATCACATCAAAAAATATGCGTCTTCCGCAAGGCTCAGGACAGAAAAATTTAATGGAATAACTCTTTGCAAAAAACATCACGAACAAGTAACTGGAAAAGAAGAAGTTTTTGAGGCAGAATTTTTCAAAATAGTTACTGAAAAAAATATAGAAGAAGTGCAGAAATTAAATGAACTCGGGAAACAAGGGGGCTTTAAAAAAAGCGCAAAAAACAATAGAGAACGCTATATACGCAAGCGTAATCATTGATAATCAAGAAAAAAAACCCTGGGACTTTACAGAAAAATTGCCATCGAAATTTTTTGTCAAGAGTACAACTGTCAAGAATCTTGAATATGGAGATTATACAATAGATGGATATGATCTTCCAGAATTTAAAAACAGTATCATAATTGAAAGAAAAGCTTCGGCTGAAGAGCTACTTGGCAATATAGGAAAAAATTGGGATAGGTTTCAAAGAGAACTTGATGGTTTAAGAAAATATTCTAGACCATATATAATAGTTGAAGATGATCTTCATGATGCTTATGCAAAATATAAATCAAGAAATCCAAAGAAAGGAATGTATTTTACACTTCCACCGGATTTTCTTTTGTCAAGAGTAAGCGAAATCGATTACAAATGGGGAATCAAAACGCTTTTTTTGAGCAACAAATATTTTGCCAGGAAATATGCGTGTAATTTATTCAGATCTGTAATAGGAGAGGAGTCAAATGGAAATCAGCCAGGAATATCTGGACAATCTGTATCTTGAAATAGGAGATGCAACTAAGTTAAATGTAGTAAATCCAATCGATTCTACTCTTCCAAAAAACTTAACATCAGAAATGCTTATATCTCTTGCAAGGAATCCTGAATATATCGGATTTACAGCAAAGCATTTTTTAAACGTAAATTTATTTCCATATCAAATGGCAACACTTAATGTGTTAGCTAAAAAAAGACTTCCAATGCTGCTAGCTACCAGAGGTGGAGCAAAAACAACAATGCTTGCGCTCTACTCTATATTTGAAGCTTTATTTAATCAAGGAACAAAAATAGTTGTTGCTGGTGCTGGTTTAAGACAGTCTGGTCTTGTATTTGAATCAATGGAAAATATATGGAAGAATGCTCCGGTTTTACAAGATATATGTGGTTCAAACAATGGTCCTAAAAGAAGTGTTCTTGGTTTTAATTGGGATATTGGCGATAGTAAAATAATAGGCATTCCAATTGGTACTGGTGAAAAAATTAGAGGTCTTCGCGCAAACGTAATTATTGTTGACGAGTTTGCTTCTATCAATCCAGACATATTTGAAGTAGTTATTAGAGGCTTTGCTGCAGTACAAAGCCACAATACTTTCGAAAAAGTTAGAAATGAATATATAAGAAGAGCGATGTCCAAGACAAGCGTTGGGGCAGAAACAACAAAATTAATGGAGACAAAAGGAAATAAGATCATATTAGCCGGTACTGCGTCTTATCAATTTAATCATTTTTACAAATACTATCAAGACTATGTAAAAATAATTAGCGCTGAATCTGATAATGGAATAAATCCAAACGATTATGCTGTTATTAGATTACCATATGATCAATTGCCACCAGGAATAATGGATGAAGCAATTTTAAATCAAGGTAGAGCAACCATGGATTCTGTAATATTTAAAATGGAATATGGTTGTGTTTTCGCAAAAGACTCAGAAGGTTTTTATCCTGCTTCTGCAATATTTGCAGCCACTAGTCCAATAACAACGCCAGACGGAAAGATATCTTTCACGGTTGAGTCTTTTGGTGATAAAACCGCAAAATATGTAATGGGAATTGATCCTGCATCAGAAAGGGACAATCTTGCGATCACAATTTTAAAGGTTCATCCAACACATAGAGAAATGGTTTTTTGTTGGAGCACAAACAGAAAGCGCTTTGAAGAAGAAAAAAAGAAAGGCTCTAAACATCAAGACATATCTGATTATAACACATTCATAATCAGAAAAATACATGATCTATTTGGAAGATTCAATATAGTAAGAATGCATCTTGACTCTGGCGGTGGAGGCAGATCAATCCTAGAAGGATTAAAAGACCCATCAAAACTAAAAGATGGCGAGTACTGTATATACGACATGGATGATGAAGACTCAAGCAGAAAAACTGGATTACACGCAATAAAAGTAATTGAATTTTCATCAAGAGAATGGTATGAAACATCGCACTTCAATCTTTTGAAAGACGTAACTACGATGAAAATACTTTTTCCAGAATATGATTCTCTTGGAATAGAACAAGAAAGAATTCTTGGTATTGATAATGGTGGTGATTACTCTTCAGAAAATATTCTTGGTGAAATTGAAGAGTGTAAATATCAAACAACTCTTATACAAGAAACAACAACAGCAAAAGGTCAAAAAAGATGGGATCTTCCAAAAATTAAGGGCGTTGTTACCGAGGGTATTAAGAGCAGACTGCGTAAAGACCATTTTACGAGCTTGTTGCTGGCTAATGATGCGGCAAGAAATATTGACAATACAGTGAACATGGACAAGATAAAAACATTTGGTGGATACTCCTCAAAGTACATAGTTTCAACAAATGACATACAATCAACAGCCATGTATCAAGGACCAGGCATGAAAAAAATGCGAGGTGGCGGAATGGGATCAAGAATATCTATTGATCAAGCAGACAGAGGCAACATAGCCTATTAGTGTATTTTAAATTGGGCTATAATGGTATTAGGATGTCTGAAGATCAAAACTTTTACATAACCGGGAATAAAGACAGGCAAGAAGGCCTTGACAAGCTTGGCAAAGCAATGGCTGGGCAAGATATGGCTGTTGCTGGTTTTTATTCAAATCTTGAAGAAAATATATCAGTAAGACCTCCTTTCACAAGGCATACATATGAAAGGTTTAGACCGGGTGAAAGAATACCGGAAACCGATGATGACATAATGACATCATGCCGAAACGCTTATCAAAGCGTTGGTGTCATTAGATCAGTAGTTGATTTAATCACAGAAACAGCGGTTGAGGGTCTTGAGCTTGTAAGTGAAAATGATGGCGTAACAAACTTCTTTAAGGGCTGGTCTCAAAATGTAAACTTAAGAGAGCGCGCAGAAAGATTTGCAAACTATTTTGTTGTAGAAGGAAATGTTGTAGTTAGAAAGAAGACTGGTAAAATTGATATTCCTACTGTTAGAAGAATGAAGCGTGGTTCTGCTGCAACCAGAAGCGTTTCAATACCAATGGGTTATATTTTTTATGATCCACAGACAATCAGACTAATAGGTGGTCCTCTTGCAATTTTTGCTGACTACAAACAGTGGGGAATTAAAGTAAGCGGTGCACAAATGCAAAAATTAAAAGACGCTTACGCAAAAGATAAAGAAATAATAGATAAACTGCCTTCTGAGATAAAAGAGATAATAACATCAAAAGGTGCTTTGTCAGAAACACTAATACCAATTCCGTATGATGAAGTATGGGTTGCCCATTACAAGAAAAAAGACAGTGAGATTTGGGCTAAAAGTTTTATATTTAGCATTCTGCATGACGTAATATATAATGAAAAACTTAGACTTGCAAAAATAAGCGCTCTTGATAGCTGGTATAATTCAATAAGACTTTGGAAACTTGGCGATCATAAAGAAGAAATTCTTCCTGATTCTGGTTCAATAGTTAAACTAGCGAAGATACTTGAAAATCATGCTGGAGGAAATCTTGATATCATTTGGGATTCAATGTTAAGCTATGAACAGTTTTTTCCACCAATTGAAAAACTTGAAAATTTTAAAGAAAATTATGAATCAATGCTGCTTGGTCTTGGTGTGCATCAGACGCTTATAGGTGGTGTTGGTAGTAGCCCTGGCAGTTCAGATTCTTTCATTGGTTTAAGAAACTTGATGAAAAGAATTGACTGCGTTCGTAGAGCAATGAGTGATTGGATTACTCATGAAACAGATGAGGTATGTGATGCTATGGGTTTTCAAGATAGACCACGTGTAAAATTTAACAATGACAATCTTTTTGATCAACCCAGCTATTTCAAGCTTCTTGTTGAACTTGTTGACAGAGGAATCGTTTCAAATGAAACCGTTGTTGGTAAAATAGGAGAAATGTGGGACATAGAAAAGACAAGAGTTGGAAATGAAGAGCAAATGAGAAAAGAAAATCAGCTTCCAGAAAAACTCGGACCATTTATTCAACCCAAAATACCTGATTCCAATTTTAAGAAAAATAAAGAACTTCAAGGAATTACTACTCAAGTATCATCACCATCTGCACCTCCTGGCAAACCAGGAAGACCAGGTGGATCAAAAGACACAGTAACAAGACGTGTTAAAAAACGAACAAGGGCAGATGAAATTGAAAATAATGGTGTATAATTAAAGGAGGATCATATGTTTTCACCAGAATTGATTAGTTTAATAGGCGGTGGATTTACTGGATTTCTTTTTAAGTATCTTGCTCAAAAAAGCGCAGATCAAAAAGAATTATTTCAGCAAATGATTCAATCTAATAAGCAGACAACAGAAAATCAAAACTTAGCAGTACAAAGAGTGCCGCTTGATACAGGAAGAATTGTTAGACAAATAATTGTTTTGACAGTTTTATTTGGGGCATTTGCAGCACCATTTATTTTACCATTTTTTGGTATACCAACTTTTGTTGAAGTCAATGTTAATAATCCAGAAGTGTTATTTGGTTTAATTCCCGCTTCTGCCAAAAAAGCTTTTGTAGAAATTAATGGCTTCTTTTGGACATCTGAAAACAGAGAAGTTCTATTGAGCATCGTTGGTTTCTATTTTGGAACTGCAGCAGCAACAAATAAATAAGGAATATCTAAATGAAGTTCTTAAAACCATTACTGCTAACAATAATTTTAACTGGTTGTTCTACTGAGCCTTCTATTGTTCCAGATACAACAGCTGATAATGTTGTAATGCTTTCTCTTAAAGATCAAATTTCACAACCAGGTGGAGTAAAACCAACTTATGGATGGTTATTTTGGTATTGCCCTGTTGCAGTTTTAGGATTAATGTGGGGATATAGAAATTTAATTAAAAAACCAATAGATTGTCTTGAAGAAGAACCAAATTCAACAAACGTTAAAATTGAAGAAAAAGACAATAAAATGTCTTAAACCTGTTTTATTTTACCAACAGAATTTTGAAAAATCAAAAAATCAGAAGGCACATCTTTTTTATTTTTTGTTGCTCGTTCTTTTGCTTTTTTTAATTCATTCTTTGTAAGAAGAAGAGGAATTACATCGCCACTAGAGTCAATAAAACCAACAAAATAATAAAACAAATTTTCATTTTGCTTTCTTTTTAAATTTTTAATTGCTGTTTTTTTCTTCTTCATCTTTATAGAATACACTATTGTCCTCAGAAACTGACCATCGATCACACGTTTCTGAACACCAATTCTTTGTTGATACCTTATATCCCTTTTCAGAAGCATTTGGCTTATTTCCAATGAAAAAAGCATCTTTAAATAAAATTCTATTTGTTGGCAATGCTGCTATTTGACCATTTTCAAGAGCTATGATATGAGCGCATTTATTTTGATCAGGTATTGATGTAAAAGATGTGTCTGGATTAGAATCCTTTAACCATTCAATACTAAACATATATTTTCCACTTACAGCATTTTTTGTTCTTAAAAAACATTCGCAATCATAATTACATAAATAATCCCATTGAATTATTTGTATTTTCTCTGTAAAACAATCCCATAGCTGTAATTGTTCTAATGAATATTCATGGTCTGTTTCAGGCATTTTCCACCATAATGAATGCAATGGAAGACCTCTCCAATGAGCACCAGTTTTTAACACAGCATGAAAACATAAAGCCTTTTGTCTCTCTGATTTAACTCCAAAAATATAAGCTTCTGTAAAACCATCAACATCATCCATATCATATAAAAACTTATTTTTTACAAAAACTTGTACGATTGGAGTGTTTCCATGCATATACAATTATAGGTCATATGCATATAATTTGTGTATACATATTTATGCTAGAAGAACTTTTAACAATCCATAACCAATTAAAAATACTGCATTGGCAGACAAATTCATTTTCTGAACACAAGGCGCTAAATAAAGCATATAATGATTTTGGTGAAGGAATGGACGACTTAGTAGAGACACATTTTGGTAGATATGGAAGAGTTAGACCAGATGGCGGTGTAACTGTTAAACTTTATAACTACGAACTATCAAAGCCAAAAGAACTTCTAGATAAATCAAGAGCTATACTCACAAATATTCGTGAAAAATATGAATCGCAAGGCGCAACTGACCTTTCAAATATCACAGACGAGCTAATTGGCGTTATTGATCACACGGCATATCTAATAACACTGTCTTGATTTTAAATCAATCTTTTAAAGAAGGCGTCTTTTGGCGCCTTTTTTACATTGAAACTAATGTGTATATTACATCATGGATATTTTTGAAGACGAAAAGGCTATAGCCGATCTAGTGTCTGTGAACAAAATTTCTCATGATTCACAGATAATCATAAACGCAAATGCGGATGTGAAAAAATTAAACAATATCTGCAAGGGAAATGCTTGCACAATAGCTTCAATCGCCCCAAAAGATTACAAGCCAACTGACGATGTTACTCCAATTTCATCAATATTGGTAACAGATATATGGAATGCAAACAATGATGTGTTCACCGCAGAAGAAATTCTAGGCAGATACGAAACAGCAAAATTTAAACCAATTAATTGGATGCATAAAGGCTCCGAAGACACCGAAAACGAAAACATCGGTGTGATGCTTGATACCACTCTTGTTTATGGAGATGTACCAGAAATAAACATAATTAAAGGCGCTGAAGATATCAAATGCGATAATTTAAGAACTTGCAGCGGCAAAGTACATATAAAACAAGACGGTATAATTTGGTCTGGATACTTTCCGACATATGCCAGTAAAATAAATAAAGGCATAAAAAACGGCACATTGTTTGTTTCAATGGAATGTTTCTTTGATGGATTTGGATACGCTTTAAGAAAAAATGAAGATTCTCCAGTAATATTCCTAGATAGAACAAATGCAAATGCAAAAATGAGCAAAGACTTGACTGCATTTGGCGGTAGCGGTTTCACAAAATATAATGGTGAAAAATACCAAATTGGTAGATGGTTAAAAAACATAACTTTCTCTGGGCAAGGCGTTGTATACGAACCAGCCAATAAAACAAAAAACAAAATAAATAGCATAATATTTGCTGATTTGCAATCATCTAATTTCCCATTTCCAACCGTTCAAGATCCAAATGCAATACTTAATCCATCAGAATACAAACCATCCGATGATGTTTCAAATATAGCATTAACAGATTCTCCTTCTGATCTTAGATACAGAAGAAACATGCCAACATCGTTCCAACCTCCAAAAGATGGCTTTTTGTTTTTTACAACAACAGAGGCTGAAAAAGTTGGTCAAATCAAACTTGGATGCACTGGATATCACCTTTTTCAAGAGGCAAGACATGGAGATCAACCTCTTCTATATTCAGCTTTAATAGCAGATCCTACAGACCTTGAAAAACAAATGGCTATGCCACAATATAGACCATGTGCAGATGAACGAGAACTACGATATGCGATGGATCAACTTGGAATTAGCACTGAGACAGACACAAGTCAGTATATTGATAAACCAGAAGGCCCTGGTGGTCCAACAACAACTTTCAGTCCACAAAATAAGCAACCAGGTGGAACCAACAACACATCAACCAATGTTGGCGGTAATGGTCAATCTGGTCAAACTAATAATACAACAACCAATGTTGGAGGCGGTGGTGTTTCTCAAACAAAAGGTTTTGATGAAAATTTAAATAAGGTGTATATTAACAAAGAGGAAAAAATGTCCGAACAAAACAACCTAACAGATCTTGAAAAAGCTTTGGCTGAAAACATTCAGCTGAAAGAACATATTGGTTATGCAGAAAAAGCAATAGATCTTGCTACACAGCATATTGAAAAGATCAATGTTTCTATGCAGAGACTTGCTGACCTTGAGCAATTTAAAGCAGAAGCAGATGCTATTATAGATGAAGCTTATTCAAACAAACTTGCTGAAGAAAGACTAGCCACCATGAAAGAAATGGTTGGCGAAAGTTATTCTGAAGAAGATCTCGCTGACTTGAAAGAAATGTCAGATGAGTCTTTTGAAGAGCTGAAAAAAGCAGTCTCAAAAGTAAGCAAGAAGATTGAAAAAACAATAAGCGAACAAGAAATAATCGCAAAGGCTTCTGCTGCAATAAGAGAAGCCAGCAAATCAAAACAATTATCGCCAGCTTTTGTGTTGGAGTCAACACCTGGCAAGAAAGAAGATGCTGCGAAAACACTCATAACACACGCATTGAGACGCAGATAATTCGAAAAATTTAAAAATTAGTGTATAACAACTAAGGGTAAAAACATGGCATTAAAACCTGATAGAAACGAACTCGACGTAGACATCTCTTATTTCTGGGCGACCGGTATTGGTTATGGCAGCGAAAGAGGCGGCTGGGTGAGCGCAACTGGCTCAACTGCTGCATCTGGTGCTGGTATGGATCAAGCAGTCAACCAAGTTTGGTACGGCCTCAGCGCGACAGGCGCTCGTCCACTAGGTATTCTAATGAACGACGTAGTAAACGTAGATCTAACCAGACAGATACTCAATCCATACAAGAGCGAAGTACAAGTTGG